ATACAACGGTGAAGTAACTTATTCAATGTCTTTTGAATCAGCAGGATATATTACATTCGCAGCAGCATAATAAGGAGTAGCTTATGAGTTGGGAAAAAGTAATAGTCAAGATAGGTAATCAAGATATCCACGCTATGTACAATGGCGAAATATTACAGATGCCAAATGCAGACATTAAAGAAACAATTAAAGTGAATGGTAAGGAGATGCAAGTCGTATCTTCTATAGTAGATCATAGAGACAATGTTATAAAAATAAAACTTGCAAAAGCAAGTGAATCAAAAGGAGAAAAGTCAGATGGCAAATCCACTCAAGGGTGAAATAGAAGTAAAATTAGGTTCTAAAACTTATAAATGTAGGCTAACTATAGACTCATTAGTAAGAATTGAAGATGAGTTAGATTCAGGAATCTTAGAATTAGCTTCTGCTATTTCCCAAGCAAAAATTCGTATAAGAACATTAATAGTCGTTTTAAAATACGCCCTTAGAGGTGGTGGAAATGATTTTGATGATAAAAAAATAAGTTTAATTATTCAAGAAATAGGAATAGTTACTGCTTCAACAGAAGTAGCTAAATTACTAGCAGGTACATTAACAGACCAAGACTCAGACGAGGAAGATAAAAAAAAAGAACCAGTAGTGTGAATTCTCAACCTATAAAATGGGTGGACTTTTACAAAATTTGTGTTGGTATGATGAATATGAGACCTGATGATTTTTGGAACATATCTCCTCGTGAAATGTACTTAGCATTACAAGGCTTTAATCAATTTAATGGCAGTAATGAAAAAGAAACACCTATGGATTCAAGTAGATTAGAAGAAATGATGGAGCTATACCCTGATGGCTGAAACTGTAGATCAACTAATAATTCGTATAAAAGCTGATACAAAACAGCTTCAAGCTGAATTAAAAAAAATAGAAGGTAAAATTAAAGTTACTGGTGCAGCAGGTGGTGCTGCTTTCGGCATGGCTGCAGGTGGTTTAGGTGGAAAATTAAAGGCATTAGCAGGTCCTGTTGCAATTGGAGCAGTTGTTATTGGTTTAACAAAAATGGCTGCATTTGCTGCAAAAGCAGGTATGGAATTTGAAGATTTAAAAGATTCGTTAGATACAGTTTTTGGTTCTGTTGAAGCAGGTGACAAACAATTTAAACGAATATTAGATTTTGCACAAAAAACACCATTCCAAATAGATACAATTACAAAAGCCTTTATCTCATTGGGTTCAGTTGGTATTGAGCCTTCTCAAAGACAAATGCAAATATTCGCAGATACAGCATCAGTTGCTGTAGATTCTAAAGGTGCATTTGAAGCACTTATAAGAGTACAACAAAGAGCAGCAGCAGGTGCATTAGGTTTACAAGAATTAAATATGTTAGCTGATAGAGGAATTGATGTATTTAAAGGACTAAAACAAGAATTAGGTTTGTCAAGATTAGAATTAGCTGATTTTGGTCAAACAGCAGGAGGTTCTAAGCTAATTATTGAGACTTTGACAAAAGTTTTAGAAGATCAATTTGGTGGAGCTATGATATCTAAAATGGATAATCTTTCTACTAGTGTCTCTAACATGGGTATTGCATTTAAAACATTAGGTAATGAAGTATTTCAAAGTGGTTTAGGTGTTATGTTAAAAGGTTTTGTTAATACAACTACTGCCTTTATAAATGGTTTAGCTATTGCAGTAGCACAAATGAGAGGTGCAGGTATAGGGATATCTTTAGAAGCTCCCAAACTAAAAAAAGGTGGTACATTTGAAGAAAACCAACAAGAAAGACTAAGAGCTGCAACTGCTAATATTGCAAAAATTAGAAATAAGATAAAGGACTTAGCTTTAGAAGAGGAAGACGGACCTTTGGCAACTCTTTTAAACAAGATAATAGAACTACCTGCAACTAGTGTAAAAGATGCAATGTTTAAAAAAGCTGTTTCATTGTTTGCAAATATAGGTGTTAATGCAGAAGAAGCTAAAGCAATGATTTCAGAACTAAGAATAGAATTAGCTCATCAAACAACTAATCAAATTGATGCAACTCGTACTCAAGAAGAAGCAAATAAAGCAAAAGTGGATGCACTGCTAATTGAAGGAAAACTAATAACTGCTTTTAGTTTAATAGAAAAGCATTTATTAAAACAAGCAGGTGATACTGATATACTAGCTTTTTCTACAAAAAATTTAACCCAAATATATGAAGATAATAAAGACAGACTTAATGAACTAAGAATTACATCTGAAGAACAATTACTACCAGTATTATTAGCTATGGGTGAAACATCAGATAAAGCTGCACAATCTTTCAAAGATGTATTAGCACCAGCAGTTTCTTCAATATCTGCTTCTTTTACAAATGAATTTGTTAATGCTTTATTAGAAGGTAAAAATGCTTTAGAGACGTTTGGTAATTTTGCAAGAAATATTGTAAGTCAAATTATTGCTACATTTTTACAATTAGCAGTAGTAAATGAAATACTAATGGCAATATTTGGAAAAAATGGAATGATTCCAGTAGATGGTTTTTCAGTACCAACTATGAGTGGTAAAAATCTTGCTGGTGGTGGAAAGATTCAAGGAGGGAGGGCTACCTTAGTTGGTGAACGTGGACCTGAAATATTTGTACCTAATACTGGTGGTTCTATTATGAACAATATGAACAGTAAAAACTCTATGGGTGGTGGTGGAACTACAGTGATAAATCAATCAATAAACTTCTCTACAGGTATTGTTCCAACTGTAAGAGCAGAAGTTATGAAAATGCTACCTCAAATATCTGAAGTAACAAAAGGTGCAGTAGCAGAAGCTGCTATGCGTGGTGGCTCATATAGGAGAATGTTACACGGTGGCTAAATTACTAACAATGCCGAACACTCCTAATTTCTCTAGAAGTAACTTTTCTCTAGTTAGAACTGTTGGAATAACTGTTTCTCCTTTTACTGGAAAAACTAAAACACAAGAATATGATGGAGTATACTGGACTGCAGAAGTTAGTCTTCCACCAATGCGAAGAGATGTAGCTTTAAATTGGCAATCATTTTTATTAGAACTTAACGGACCTGTTAATACTTTTAAGTTTACTGACCCTGACGCTTTAACTAATAAAGGTACTTATGATGCTACTGCTCTAGTTTCTAATCTAAGGGTAAATAACACTTCTGTCACATTATCTTTTAATACTGTAGGAAGAATAACAGCTAATGCTTCTACATTTGCTAACGCTATAGTAGGTGATTTTATTCATGTTACAGGTGCAGTTAATGAAGAGAACAACGGAACACATAAGATAACAACTAAAACAAGCAATACAGTTGTAGTAACTGATGGAGATTTTTCTACTGAAAACAATACAGCAAGTTGTAAAGTTAGAATGAATATTAAAGGCTCTACTGGATTATCGCTTGTAGCTTCTTCTAACGGTGCTACAGGCACTATAAGGAAAGGAGACTATCTAAGTATACAATCAGCAGCAAACTCAACAGGAACTCCAGCTCAATTAGTCATGGTTACTGAAGACGCAACACTTACTACTAATAGTGGTACAGATAATTATGCAGTCAAAACACAACCTAAATTAAGATCAGACTTAGCAAGTGGACACTTTGTTGTTTTTGCTAATCCTAAAGGGAACTTCCGACTTACTTCAAATGAAGTTAGTTGGGGTGCTGATAATATCTCTAACTATGGAATAAGTTTTTCTTGTGTAGAGGTAATTTAGTATGGCAACAAGACAGGGATTAGATTCTTCTATAATCAATCGTTTAGGTGCTGATACACAGGATATATTTTTTGCAGTGAAGGCTGAGTTTGATACAGATGATATATATATATGGTCAGGTAAAGATGATTTAGTTATTGATGGGAATACATACACTGGAGCTGGAAGTTTACTTTCTATATCAGAGATAAATGAATCTTCAGAATTAAAGTCTAATGGCTTATCAGTTTCAATATCAGGGATGGATAAAACTGTTCTTGGGTTTGCTTTAACTGAAAATTATCAAAATAGGTTTATTACGATTTTCTTAGGATATCTAATGGGTGGTGCTAACGAGTCAGCAGGAACACTTACTTTATTTAAAGGAAGAATGACTAACTTAATTATAAATGATGCACCAACAGGTTCTAACATAACTATTAATGCTGAAAACAGATTGGTTGATTTATCGCGTCCTGCAAATTTACGTTACACCAAAGAATCACAAAATTTTCTTCATCAAGGAGATACTGGATTTAATAGAGTTTCATCATTACAAGATAAAGAAATCGTATGGGGTAAAACTGGGGTTGGTCATTTCGGTGGTGGTGGAATACAAAGAGATGATGAAGTTTATAAAAATGAAAGAGATAGATAATGCAAAAAATTATAGATTGGGAAATAGCATTTGATTCATTTATTAATACAAACAAAAATAAGTCTTTTGAATGGGGTACATGGGATTGTTGTCTTTTTAGTAACGCACTAATAAAAGATATAACAGGTGAGGATTTAATCCCAAAAACACTTAAATGGAAAGACGAAGAAAGTGCTATGAAGTCTATAAAAAAATA